TTGTCTTTGCGTTCTTTGTTTTTACCAAAGCCGCCATCTATAACTTTCATAATGCAACCTCCTTGATGAGCCAATCCAAATAGACACGGGCCTTACGTAAGTCCTCTACACCGTTCTTGTACTCGTACCTCCAGAGGTACTTCAGACAGTTTCCCTTGAGATACCCCTTGTACTCTTGTGGGTGCATGGACGCCTTGATTGCTTCAATGGCCTCTATTGCTCCCTTGTTGTAGTGATCCGGCTGTGTCACAGGGTTGTGCTGATCTTGAGGGTGAAACAGTTTACCTGTTACCGTGTCCCACTCTTTAGGAGTTGCGTCATTTATGCTCATTTTCAAGTTCTTCCTCCAGCTCTTCCTGAAAACACTCTAATCTTTTGAGTAGTCTATCTTCAAACCTGTCCAATATATCTTCAGACGATATTTGCAGGGACTCCAGAAGATCGTCAGGGTCGTAGAACCTTAGTAGACGCTCCTTAATTTCTTCTAGTGTCAGAGACATAATCAACCAACTCCTTTAGTGTATCTATATTATACCATAAAATTTCGTGTTTGTCACACCATTGAGCCATAGTATTTTTGGTACTTTTGCTCACTTTTTGATTAGGTTTCATCAGTACAAATATGAGTTCCTCATTCTCCGCGAGGCAGTTCTTGACCGAACGATACTTCTGCGTATCTCCTGCGCGAAAATATCCTTTGCACTCAATGAGATACGTTCGTCCGCTTTGTTGGTACACAAAGTCTGGGGTGTACTTCCGTTCGATCCTGTACGGGACTTGGAACGGCTCGTAGCTAAAGCCAAATGGTTGTAACTGCGTTGCGACATCTCTCTCAAACTCCGATCTAAAGTTTCCTAGTTTAGACTTCCGTGACCTTCGGCTCATTGACCACCTCTGTTAAATATCTGGGTCCACTTGAGTACAGGAATGTTCTTACTCCGGGCCAACAGGTAAACTTGTAGGGACAGTACGAACAACCGACTGCGAGCTTTTGATTTCCACTTTTGCCATCTGGTACGGGCTCGTGGCACACCTCCGGCGGCTCCGGTTGCTCTACTAACTTTTTTACGCGATTGATGTGCTCCTCTATGTCGTATGAAATCTTGTTGTACACAGGAGCCTGCGTGTCCTCAGAATCGTACATCAGGTACGTTAGATGCCCGTTCTGTTTGTCCATAGCTAGCCAGCCAAACTTACTTTCACCCTCTGAGTGCGCATACCCTTTAATTTGAGCAACGTATCCAAACGGATCATCATAAGCCAAACTTCCGTCCTTGAATTTCTTAAACCCAAAAGAGGAAGTGCTTTTAATATCAGTGACAACACCGTCAATTTTACAATCCATAGAGCCTGTGATACCCGCAACTTCACACTGCTTCTGCTCATCTGTCACCTCGTGTCCTGAGAGTCTGGTTAGAAACAATAGCATCTCTTCGATCAGATGCCCGTACATAAACTTGACGTAGGTGTTAGGAGTCATTTCCTCCTGTACGTCTGAGTTGTTCACTACGTTCCACAGGTAGCGATCATCACGTCCTATGTTTGACATTCGCAGCTTGCGCCCATCACGTTTCTCTGTAAACAGGTTTGACATGAGCCGCTTGCAATTCTCGCCAAAGCGATCAATCTCTTCGTACAGATCAACGTCATCAGGTACTTCTTTGGTAGACACCACCTTGTATATGTCATCCACCAGTGAGTAAAGTTTATTCATCGTTTTGTCCAATTAAGTAATTGATAGCCGATTTCAGCTTATCAGGATCATCGTCAAAGCCGCCTAGCGCCCTGTTACACTTGTGACACAACCAGCCTCTAAACGTCTCTTTCTCGTGGTCATGGTCTAGCACCCACGATCCGTTCTTTGTGTTTCCTCTTCCCTTTACGTCCTCCTCAGAGCCTTTGCAGATAGGACAGTGATAGCCCTGCTGCGGCATCCCGTGTTTCTCTCTTAGCTGTTTGCGCACCTTCTGCATCTCGTTGTTACACTTGCGGCACTCAGCCCTTAGATAGTTGCCTCCAGAGGCCATGTTGAAAGAATCCAGCGGTAAGTACTGGTCACACTTTGAACACACCTTCCCGTGTCCTGCCCCTAGATCGTCATTTTCGAAAAAGCAAAGCTGATCCATCAGTGTGTGTCTGCCCACGTTGATCCAACTTGATACTCTCCGTCGAGTGGACACCTGAGTTCAAAAGAAATCCCAGCCGCCTTGATGCACTCCACTGCGAGCCAGCCATACTTCTCTGCTTGTTCTGTAACCACCTCCGATTGTATCTCATCGTGTACGTTCCCTACAAAACTGTAATCAATCCCGTGCTGTGTTGCGTAGTCATCTAGCAGGACTAGCGCACGTTTCATAATGATAGCACCAGCGGCCTGTAACAGTGTGTTCAATGCACTATGTTCTGATCTGACCCAGAGCTTTCGTCCGTCGAGTCCTGTAAGATGTCCTTTCCTAGACGCTTGTCCAACTCGTTCTCGTAGAGCTTCAAGAGCAGGTGTATTTCGTAAAAATCGCTGCCTAAGCGTATAGCCATCTTTTGCCGTTCCTCCGACGATGCTTCCAAGTTTGGCGTCTCCTGCTCCGTAAAGGAAAGCATAAATGAAAGTCTTTGCTTGAGGCCTTGTTGCAAGTCCTGCAGCAGTTTGATTTCTGGTGTGAATATCGTCTCTAAGCAAGACATTTGTAAACTCCTCGTCGCCCATGTAGTGAGCGAGCATCCTTAGTTCTAGTCCACTGGCGTCAACACCAACCAACCTACGTCCCTCTGGTACGATCCAACAGTCACGGCACTCTTTGCCAAACTGAGAGTTAACTGACGGAACCTGTGCCATGTTAGGGCTCTGGTGTGTCATTCGTCCTGTGATCGCACCGTTAGTTATTACCCTGCCGTGTACCCTTCCGTCATCTTGAACGTGCTCTAGCCACGAGTTTACTTGCGCATATCGCTTTTGCAACAAGTGGTACTCCAAGACTTGAGCCGATTCGGGTACATGATTATTCTCCTTGAGCGTTTTTTCATCAACAACCGGCTTGCCTGTCGCAGTGAGTTCCTTCCAAACTGCGCCCTTAGCCGTAAGTCTTTCGGCAACCTGCTGTCTCGACCCAACGTTGAATACAGTGACTTTATCCTTGAGTCTCTTACCTGTCTTTTCGGAATAGCGTTCTTCAACAACCGGCGGGAAAAGCGCCTGTAGATCAAATTCAATTTCATTCATGCGCTCCTTGAATTTAGCGCACAGGAGGTGGCATAGGCGTTGATCCAGAAGCCACCCGTTGTCCACCTGACCCTGTACGATCCACTGCACCTGATGCTCTAAATCAATGCTCTCCTGTGTAAAACCGTCTAGATCGACTCGTAGCCTGTTGTACACAGCCTCAGTTAGCTCTACGTCACGGACGCAGTAATCAATCATTTCAGGTGTTAGCTGTGACCAATCCTCGTGGTCGCCCTTAGCGTAGCCTAAGATGTTGCCCCAGTTACGCAGAGAGTGTCCGCCAGACCTGCTGGGGTCAGCCAATCGTGACAGTACTAAAGTGTCAGCGACCATGCCCCTGTCAAAAGTAAAGTCCCAAAGACGCTCAACCACAGGAACATCAAAGCCAATTCCATTGTGGAATATGAATTTAGCCGGCGCTTTACGCGATACATACGCTTTGAAGTCTTTTTCACTGCAGATTACCTCGCTTTCTCCGTTATGGCGGCAGACAGCACACCAGATAGTAGTGGCGTCTAGTCCGTCAGTTTCAATGTCACAGTAGACTACGTTCAAAACTCAGTCTCCGGTGGGTTAGGGTTGGCACACTCGTGGATACGTCCGGTAAACTTGTCGTACCGTAGCCAGCAGGCCGGGCCTGTCTCTCCAGCGTAACGGTTCTTCAGCACCCTGACGCACGTAGTATTCCTGATTGTTTCGTCCTCGTGTTGCTGATTGCGTTCCATGCCAATGACAATATCGGAAAGCTGTGCTATGCTCTGGCTACCACGCAAGTCCTGTAGGCTGATGCGGCCACCGTCCTCGTGTGCAGTCCCAGAGCTACGCTTCAAGTGTGACACGAGAAACAACGTGATCCCTGTCTCAGCAACCAGTGTACGTAGCTTGGTCATAATCTCGTCTATAGCTTTCCGTTCGTCCCCGTTCTCTTGAGAAGAAACCACGATTGACAAGTGGTCGAGGATGACATAGCGACAGTCGCAGGCCTTTGCCATGTGCCGTACTCTTGAAAGAAGCTCATCGGCTGATGTTGATCCCCAGTGATCGAACAGGTAATAACGTCCAGACCCCATCGTTGCTTCCCAATGAGGTCTAAGCTCATCAACAGGCGAGTCTTCCTCCAAGTGGAGCCGCCTAGATGACGCCACCGACATAATTCCCAAAGCTGTCGTTGCGATGTCCTCCTCCAGTGCAAGTACACCGATGTTGGCGTCTGTGCGTTGAAGCAGATCGTACTCAAGTTCTCTGATAAACTGGGATTTTCCCATACCACTACCGCTTGTGATAGTGACAAGTTCGTAAGGTCTGTGTCCTCTTGTGATTTCATTTAGTCCGTCCCACGGGTACGGTATGCTCTTCACTTGACGCTTGTTTACCAGCGCCTCCCATGTGTCAGCGCCGGCGATAATACCGTCCGGTCTGTACACTTTTGCGTCCCACCACGACTGTGTAAACTCCTGCACCCGATTAGCCATGAGCATCTCACTGGCGTCTTTCAGTGGCAGTGTGCATATCTTCAGCTTGTTAGGACTAAATAGATCCTTGATTTGCTCTAAGGCTATCTCACCGGCCTTATCTTGGTCAAAGCATATGACCACGTTCTCGTAGCCCTCTAGCCACTCTAGGTTCTGCTTAATCTCTTTAGCAGCACTAGAAGCACCAGAGCGTAGGGACACCACATCGTACTTCTGTCCAAACATCTCGTAGACAGACATGGCATCAAGTTCGCCCTCAGTGATCGTGATAAACTTACCTCTACCACGGCACTGCTTCTGACCAAACAGTCCTACGTTAGACATTGAGCCTGACGCTAAAAAATCTTTGGTCTTGACTATGCGAGACTTAGCCGCCACTAGCTCGCCTGTGTCTAGGTCATAGTACGGGTAGTAGTGTCGGGCAATCTTACCGTTAGCATCGTACTCTACTGTGACCTGATAGTGCTTCACGGTCTTAGCAGACAGACGCCTTTCGGTGATCTCAGCCACCACTCCGCCCATGTTTAGATTGCTAGGTGTGGACACCTGTGTTTCCTCTCCGGTTTCCCCGTTTACGTGATAGTCACAGTCGGCAGAAAAACAGTGGCGACCACCGTTAGAGTAGACCGCCACATTATTCCTACTGCCGCACTTGGGACATTCCTCGTGGTGTAGGAATTTAGATTCCATCAGAAGTCTACTGCTTCAGCCGATGGTTCTGCCTCCTCCAGCACCTTTACGGCCTCCAGATACACAGGTGTACCGTGCACAGGGTGTGCTGGTCCTGTCTTGTACTTCAGACGGACACGGGAGTTGAACGGCACTTCTCCGTTGTACACGTCACCCTCTGCAGTGTACAGGCCAATGGCGTACTTGGACTTAAACTTGCGCTGTTTGTTGCCCTCGTAGTCCTTGATCTTAACGCCCTGAGCCGCCAGCGTAGCGGCATCGTCTTCAGACATGGTGATCGTCATGCTGAACGCACCAGTGTCCTGCCCGTTGTACACATCGTGTTTGGTGACGTTTGAGAAGTTCACCACACCTTCGATAACTTGACTTGACATATGAGTTAATCCTCGTTTGTTAATTGAAAAGGCGGGTGTAAGCACTGACCACAATCCTATCTGGTTCACAACTGCGACAACGTACCCCAGCTATTGCTATCAGTTTTCAGCTACCTACACCCTTAACGCTTGCCATAACGACTATTTCCGGATAGCTCCGACCCTGTGGCTGTAACACCACTTCTCATCATGCGGGACCACACTAGCCAGCAACTACACCAGCACGTTCAATTTACCTATAGTATCTCACGGTCAGGATCTTTTGTCAAACCCTTTTTACGTGATTGGTACTTTTTGGCATCTTTCTTCCTGTCCTTGTGTGCGCCTCCCTTGTTGTGGTCGTGTTTCGCTACAGGATTCCAGCGCCTAACTTTAGTAGTCTTATGTCCTCCTGTAGTTTTATTCATTAGTTTATATCCTTTAGTTAATATCTTTAGTAGTCCTTAATACTACTTAAGATGTTATCATAATTTTCCTGTAATTGCAATACCTCATCTTGTGTAAAATCACCAGTATTATGTATTGACTCCATGTTCTCTAGCTCCCAGTGGGTAGCAATAGAGACTGTCAGACATTCTGTACACAAGTCGTAGTGTACCCCGTTCGCATCTTTCTTCAGGATCTCTAAATCATCTAGGATCACGTCACACGCTTTACACCTCATCTGTTTTACCTCCTTCTCGCTTAAATCCGTTGGATATTGACAGTATCAGTACTGCCAACAGTGTCATAGGTAAAACAGGCGGGAACAGTATACACACTATCGTGGCTATGATCCAGTCTGTACGCTTGCTGGTCATCCGTTGTCCTCCGGCCCAAACACCTGCCCGTATGCCCTACACAGCTCACGGTAACTCATGGAGTCATATTTTTTACGTATAGCCCTACGTGCGGTAGAAACCACGGTGGCAAAGTCAATAAAGTTAAACTCGTACTCTGTCAAATCCTCGACCATCTGTAGCTGTGATAAATCTGGCTCAGTCATTTTAAATCCTCCTCGCTCAGTCTCCAAACGTGTAATAGGCTAGTATAACAAAACATCCCGTTACAATCAACACTGATAGCACTTCCATTAGAAATTTTCTCCTAGCTGTAGTTTTAGACGCGCTACCTGATTCCGCACGATTGCGGGCAAGTCGTCTTGCTCAAACTCATCTAAATCATACGTCACGATTGCGTAGGATAGCGCCTCCGCCATTGTATACGCCC